GTAATCTTGCAGCGAGCGCACGCCAGGACCCTGGTGGTGGCACGGGGCATTGGGGGCCTCGAAGCCGGGGTACTGACGATGCAGACCATCGCCTTCCACCATGCCGCCATCGGCATATCCATGAGCCATGCCGCCATCTGCCATCTTCATCGGGGCCGGAGCCATTTCGTTGTGGGGCTTTGCGCCGTAGGGTCGTTTCATGATCTTTCCTTTACTGGACAAGGTTGGCGTCCTGGCCACCGGCAGGATTGCCTGCGGCGTCCAGTGTCGCTGGGGCTTCGGGTTGCTGCTGCTGTTGCAGCGCCATCTGCTGTTGCATCTGCTCCATCTGCGCGGCCTGAATCTGCTGCTCTTTGAATTCGAGCTGCTCCGGGGTGGGGACCAGTTTGTCGGTGTCCATCTGGAGTGATGCGGCCACCTCGCGCAGGAGGTATGCCCTGCCCTTGGCGCCAACGATCTGGAGATCCACAGGGTTTGCCGTGGTCTGCAAGAACTCGTTGCGGCGCATCTGCAACTGCTCCTTGGCAACCAGGCCCATGGCGCCTTTGGCCACGACCTTGAAGTCGCCCTTGGCGGTGGTGTCCGGGTCGTAGAGCATGTTGTGTACGTACATCCGACCAACGATCGAGGCGATCACCACATCGCATGAAGCGATGGCGGACTTGATGCCCTTGGCTGCGTTGTCCATCAGCATCGACAGACCAGACGCCGTGCGGCCAGCGCCGCCAGAAGCCTGACCGCCGTACACGTAGTTCGGGATCCCGGTCACTTCGTCGGCCTGCTTCATGAAGGTCAGGTAGACGTTCATGAGCTCGGGCGCATTCATGTTCGGCTGGAAGAACCTGACGGCAGGCTGACCGCCGCCGGTGCGATCGGAGGTGGTCTGCCAGATCTTCCAGGGGTACATCGAGGTGACGTTCTCGCCATCAGGCAAGCGGTCAACAGCGATCTCGGCCTGGGGACCGGAGGCGATGCCCATGTTGTTGGCCAGGCTGCGAGCTGCGGCGTTGCACATGATCTGCACATCGCGCATCTGCTCTCCCAGAGCGGTACCCCAGAACGAGCCAGGAACGGGCACCCACTGGGCAATCTCGTAGGGACGCTGGCCCAGGGGATCGGGGTTCAACTGCACCTTGATGATGAAGGGACCGATCTGCCAGACGTTGACCTCGTACTCTTTCATGGGGTCGATCTTCTTGCCCTTGAAGCCCCAGTCGATCAGCATCTTCCCGGACACAGAACCCCAGAACTCCAGGGCCTCGATCACTTCCTTGGTGTACAGACGGGCATGGGGTTTACCCTCAAGCCGATCGCGTTCCTGGTCGCCCATCAGCCACTGACGGAAACCAGTTTCGCCAAAGCGCTCGAGCACCTGGTCGATGTCTTTGTCGCTGTACCCAGGGGTGCCGCGCATGGCTTGGAGGCTGGCGCGTGTCAGGCGGTGACGCTCGATCAGATACCCGTCATTGACGGTGCTGGAGTTGGGCGACGGGAAGATGTCGTGAGGTGAGACACGGTTGGTCTCGCGCACGTAATCGTTGACGATCAGCGGCTGGAACTTCGGCCCCCACTTCATCGTCTTCTTGCGGCGCACGACAGGGCCCTTGAGGATCGCAGTCGGGTACGTCACGAAGTCGTCCACGAAGTCGCGGAAGGCTTGCTCGAATCCGCCAGCGGTCATCTGGTCTTCGATCTTGTTCTCCATGCGGTTGGCGCACTTCTCCGCCTCTTCGCGCATGCGAGCCATGATCGTGTCGTGGACCTGTTCCATCCGGACACGGAAAGCTTCGGGGTGAACCTGGCCACCGGCCTGGACGAAGGCTTGCATCTCCATCTGGACGAGCTCAACGATGCCGGCTGAGATCTCGGGCGGGAGCTCAGGCTCCTTGCCAGGCTGGAGCTCGAAGGCACGCTTGCCGCCGCCGAGCATGACGTCGTTGATCCAGTTCGCCGCAGCTCGAGCCTTGATGTCGGTGATCCGCATGAAGATGTCCGAGCCACCGGTCTGGGCGATCTCCATCGCCTTCTCCGGGTCGTACACCCCACGACGCTGGCGCTCGCACTTGAGCAAGCGTTCCGTGATCTCGGTCTTCGAAAACTTGGCGCGTTCCCAGCAGTCGCTGATGTGACGCGAGAGCCCTGAATAGAGCATCTCGATCAGCTCATTCTTCTGCTCGACCTTGACGTCCACCTCTACCGGTTGAGGTGCGCCAATCATTCCAATGGCGATTCCGTTCATGTCCAACCCTTACTGGATGCTTGGACGATCGAACGTGCCCTTGCTGGCCGCAGACCGTTTCGCACCCTCATGCACAAATACTGAAGAGCGTCATGGGGATGCGAGAAAGCATCCTTGACGGGACGGTCCCTGTATCGTGCAGCACCTGAACTCTTCAGGCGCTCATACCGGTAGCGACCATTGAATCCTTTGCGAAGCGTCGAGCAGCTGGGATCCAGGAGCAATCCAGGTCCGCCGTCGATCATTCGCGTCAGGAAGAATGCAACCGATTCTCGCCGGGGTATCCAATCATTGGTTGCCGCGGGTTCGGTTGGGATGCCCAGCTCGAGCAGCTCCTGGAGGCAGGTACGCTCGTCGGTCTGGGCGCGGATCTGGCCGGCAGGGTCGCCTTCCGAGAACCGTTGAAAGCCGTTGTACTTGTTGGTCAAGATCGGTCGAACGACGTCCGACGCGAACTGACGGATACCCATGTCCTCGCTGATGATCTCCTCGAGGATGACCAGGCGCCCATTGGGCATCTGCTGGCCGATGATGCAAGCTGGGGTTAACCCGAAGTCCCAGCCCAGGATGATCGGGAGACCCCGGACTGGCTCCAGCTTCTTGTCCGACACATGCACTCTATCGTTCCATTCCGGATAGACTGGTTTGCCGTCCGAGGTCGTTCCGTAATTCCCCATCAAGAAGACGTTGATCCAGCCTTCCTGTTTGCCGCCCACCTGGCGCAAGTAATAGTCGTGGCCGCTGGGCAGGTTGTCGATGTTCTCGGCGTCTGGGTTCGGGTGGTAGTTGCCGTCCTCGTCCCGATAGATTCCGCCAGGCTGACGGAAGAACTTCCACCCCTTGGGCGTCTCCATCTCCGCGATCTGGTAGTACCAGTGATCGTCGTCCGGCGGGTTGGTGTCCATGATCACGCCGGTCCAGCTGGGGCCACCTTTGAGCTTGGACGGGTAGCGACCCACGCGCTGGGTACACATGTCGAAGACCGCCTTGGAGATTTCCGACGCTTCGTTGATCCACACCCCGGTCAATTCCAGCGAGCGCAGCTTTCCGGTGTCGAGCTCGGAGTCCAGCGCCAGGAAGATGACCTCGAGCTCCATCGCCGTCCCGTCACCGATGTCGTCAATCCGCATCGTGCTGGTGATCGGGGTGTCCCAGCGGATGGGCGCCACGTTTTGTGGAAACCAGGTCTGCCAGGTCTTGATGGTCGTGGACTTCAGCTCGGGGTAGGTGTTTCGGATGATGGCCCAACGCGATCGTCTGACCCCGTCGTACCAGGGCTCCTGTTTGCACGCTCGCATGACGATCTCGGCGCAGCAGGAAGACGACTTGCCAGAACCGACAGGCCCCATGAGGCCCCGTACAAAGGAATGGTCGTTATGAAAAGAGGCCGCGTTGGGTCCGGGCGGGAAATACGTGACCAGCCCGTCGTCATGTTCTACGACCTCCAGCGTCATTTGGGCTGCGGGAGGTTGGCGTTCAGATTGAACGTGATGCCTTGTGCGCCCGTCTCGATCTTGACGTCAGAGAGGTTCGGTAGCGACTTGTCCATCAAAACCTTGATGGCCTGGATCTGCTGCGAGGTGAGCTCTTTCTTCCCTGTCGCGCAATCAGTCAGCTGATTGATCAACATGGAAACTTGAATCTTTTTTCGGACGTCGTCCTGATGGGTCTTGCGGAGTCGTGCTGCCATATCAACCTCATACCTGCCGTTGGTGGCATGAGGCGATTTTCGTTGGGGATTTGATTGATGGTGCTTGGTGGGGGCGGCTGGAGTCGAACCAGCTCATCCAAAGGAAACGGTTTTACAGACCGTCGCGCCTCGCCATCTGCGCCGCGCCCCCATTGCAGGGACGATCAATATCGCCAGCGGCGAATTCGATTGGTCTGGGTGGCAGGACTCGAACCTGCGACCTCATGCTTCCGAAGCACGAACTCTACCAACTGAGCTACACCCAGATTGGTTGGTCGTGGCAAGGAAACTTGTTGCATGAGTTGAACTGTAACTGGTGTTGCCGCTGACGATTATGCGGCGTCTGTGTTGATGCCAGTGACCGCTGGATGGGGCGGTGTGGCCCAGACCGATTCTGGATTGTTGGTAACGAGTGGTATGTGCTCACCGCTCTTTCGAGACCCGTGCCCCGCGCCAGCATTCGGCAGTACCAACACGCATGAGGACTGTTGCAGGGACTTATTCCGGATGCCCAGATGCTTGGCAATCCCCATGCGTGTGGGTGGTGCCTTACGGGCACCAGTCGGCCAGGTCACTCGAGGGAGGAGCAACCATGAAGGAGGACCCCGGCCCTGGCTGCGGATGTTACGTGGCAGGCGCCACCTTCCGCTGGGCGCCGACATTCAGAAAATTGCCGAGGTCCAGTGTGCCTGGTGTCTTTGCCCAAAACCAATCAGGGATAACCCCTACAACAGTTGGCATGGTCCTTGCAAATACAGATATATAAGATACCGATATATACCGTACCGATGTATACCGCTACCGATATACATTTCTCATACACACCCGGTCTTAAGACAAAGGGTGTGTATGAGAAGGAAATAAAGATAAAAAAATACCGGTGTATATCGTTCGATATATACCGGTTCTTTGTATATCGGTATCCATTGGATACCGGTATACATCTATATATCTATATATAGTCTATATATAGCTATATACAGGCGTCACTGACCGAGCTTGACCTTTTCAGACGCCGCAGCAAAGGTCTTGAGCAGCTGTTCGACCAGCTTCAACAGGTCATTCACCCCACCGAACTGGCGCAGATCCAGGTCGGACTCGAAAAAATGGGGTTCACCGTACAGCATGACGCTCCCCGACAGCTTGACCAGGTGCGGAGCGTCGATGATTGCG